GGGTTGATGGTAAACCAACTATGGTAAGAACCATCGATAAAAAATATTACGGTGGTTTAATAGAATATTAGGAGAACATTATGGCTTTAAAATTTGGACCAGATATATTAGATAAAGGACTTAAAGGTACACAAAGAGGTAAAAAATTAAGTGCTTTTGGAAGAGCTTTTAAACTAGCTTATGATACAAAACCTGGAAGCACTTTTACTTTTGGTGGTAAAAAGTATAAAGCCATTAAAAAGAAAGAAATGAAAGGCCCTCCAAAAGACAGAGTTGAAGATAAGTCAATTACTGCGGCTAGTATAGTTAAAGGTAAACGTGATACTACTAAAAGACCATCAGACAAATTAACTTCAGATCAAAGTAAAATTTTAAATGAGGCGTTTAAAAGAAGTGCAGCTGGTGTAGCTAAAAAAAGAAAAGCACCCACACCTGCTTCAGGTAAATTTGGTCAACGTAAAGCTGGTGGTATTATAAAAGCTGGAAAAGGAAAAATAATTGGTAAATTAGCAGAAGTAATAGCTCCACCTTTAAGTAAAAAAGGAAGAGTATTAACAAAAATTACAGGAAGAAATAAAACAAAAAAATCAAAAGAAGAAATTAATAAAATGTTTGACAAAGTTAAAGACTCTTCTAAGAATACAAAAAAAACTAACACTGTTTCAAAAATTATAAATAAATACCCTCGAACAACAGTAGGTGCAGCAGTTGTTACAGCAGCAGCTTTGAAAACTAAAGACAAAAAGAGGGATAAAGACAAAGACAAAATAGTTGGAAAAAAACGAAAAGAAAAAAAGAATATATCTCAAGCTGATATTATTGGTAAAGGTTCTAAAAAAGGTAGAATGGCTGGTGGTATGATGAAGAAATATACAAAAGGCGGTATGAATAAATACAACAAAGGTTCTATGCTTGGTGATTTAAACAAAGATGGTGTAATGAGCGGGTACGAACAGAAAAGACAAAACGCTATTACAACAGCTATGGGAAACAAAAAAATGGGTGGTGGCATGGCTAAGAAAAAAATGATGGGTGGCGGCATGATGCAGTACAGCAAAGGCACTGGTAAAAAAGGTGTTACTGTACAAGCTAGAGGTTGTGGTTTAGCTAGAAAAAAACCTACTAAAATGAGTTAGGGGACGATATGAGTAAATCAAAAGGTGTTTCTACTTTAGTAAAAGCAATGGATAAGGCTATACAAAGAGTAACAGGAATAAAACCTGTTAAGAGTAAATCTAGATCTAAAAATAAAAATAAAAAAAAAGATAAAGACTCTTTAAAAAAATACAGTAAAGGCGGCGGTGTAGCAGTACAAGGTACAAAATTTAAAGGTTCTTATTAAGGAGACTAAATGGCTACTTCAGGCACAACAGCATTTGATTTAGATATTGATGACATCATCGAAGAATCGTATGAGCGTTGTGCGGTTAGAACTAATAGCGGTCGTGATTTAAAATCTGCTAGACGTAGTCTTAATATTCTGTTTTCTGAGTGGAGCAATCGTGGCATACATTTGTGGAAAGTTACTTTAAATACTCAAGAGTTAACATCAGGTACCGCAACTTATACAGCCCCTACTAATACCAGTGATGTTTTAGAAGCCTATATCAGTAGTTCAAGTGGGACTACTAGTTCAACTAGTGATATAGCTTTAACTAAAATATCAAGAAGTGATTATGCTGCAAAAAATAATAAAGGTGCGACAGGTCAGCCCTCTGAGTATTATGTGGATCGTCAAACAACACCCACAATTACTTTATATCAAACACCTAATGCCAGCACTTATACGCATTTAAAATTTTACACAGTCAAGCGTATTGAAGACGCAGGGGCTTATACTAATCAATCAGATATAGCTTTTAGGTTTATACCTTGTATGGTTGCAGGACTTGCTTATTATTTAAGCATGAAAGTAAACCCACAATTGGTGCAACAAAATAAAATGATTTACGAAGATGAATTAAAAAGAGCCTTAGACGAGGATGGACAAAGAACTTCGGTGTATATCACACCGCAAAGTTATTATCCATCAGGGAGTTAATTATGGGCATACTTAGTTTCGGAGCAAGAAAATTATACTATAGTAAAAAAGATGTTAAGCGTAGATTAAAAAAAGGTTTTACTGACAAGAGACAAAAAGATATAGAAGAGGGTTACCCAAATCTTAAAGGGCAGAAAAAAGAAAACGCTGATTCAGTTTATAGTGCTGGTGACAAAAAGAGTCAAGCATATTCACATGAAAAAGGTGTAAAAAAAGTAGATAAAAAATTAAAAGAAAGAGAGGACTCGGGTAGAAAACCAAGAGGTTATATAAAAAATAAATTAGAAAAAGGTGAGTTGTCTAAATTTAAGAAAGGTAAATTTGTTCAAGCTAAATGTAAACTAGGTCGCAACAGACCTACACAACTGTACTAGAGGTCATTATGGCTTATGCTCGTGGAAAATATGCTAAAGCAATATCTGATAGATCAGGTATGGAATTTCCTTATAAGGAAATGGTCAAGGAGTGGAATGGTTCATTGGTGCACAAATCCGAGTTTGAATCAAAACACCCTCAGATTAGGAGAACGCATCACAAAGCGGATGCCGTTGCTTTAGCGAACCCAAGACCAAGACCAAAAGATGATAACGATGATTTTGTGATATATGTTGATAACGGTTTTAATAATTCAAGTATGCAACCGAGTGCAAGTAATAATATACTAGGCACACCTTTAGAATCTTTTGAAATGACAAGTAGCACTGGAGAGGTAACCATTACAACATCATGACTATTACACATGCTAATTTTTTAACACAAGTTAGAAACTACACAGAAGTAGATTCTAATGTACTATCGGATACTTTAATTGATCAATTTATTCGTAATACTGAATTAGATATTGCGGGTAAGGTTGACTATGACGATTTAAGAGCTTATAAAACATCCTCTTGTGTTGCATCACAACGATTTTTAACCATGCCTGAAGAATTAATGTATTTACGTTCTATTCAGGTAAATAGTAGTAGCACTCGTATTTTTTTAGAAAAAAGAGATACCAGCTTTATATCAGAGTTTAATTCAACAGATGCGACAGGTGTACCCAAGTATTACGCAAACTGGGATGACAGCACTGTTATTATTGCACCTGTGCCATCCAGTGCTTTGAGTGTACAGATTAACTATGTGATAGATCCACCGCATTTTAACAGCTCAACCACTACCTTTTTGTCAACCAATCAAGAATCGTTGCTTTTACATGGTGTGCTAACTGAATGTTTTAGCTACTTAAAAGGGCCTGCTGATATGTACAACTTATACAAAGGTAAGTACAATGAAGAGGTACAGCAGTTTGCTATGCAACAGATGGGACACAGAAAACGTGGACAATATACAGATGGTGAACCAAGAATACCCGTTCCATCAATTTCACCTAATGTTAAGGGAGTAGGATAATGGCAATAACAACCAATGCAATATGTAATTCATTTAAAAAAGAATTATTAGAAGGCACACATAACTTTAAAGCAAGTGGTGGCAATAGCTTTAAACTGTCACTTTACACTAGTGATGCTACTTTAGGTAAATCAACCACATCGTTTACTTCTGATAATCAAGTATCGGATACAGGTCAATACGCATCTGGGGGCAGTGCTTTAACTAATGGTGGTACTTCATTATCATCAGATACAGCATTGGTAGATTATGCTGATTTATCCTTTACAGGAGTTACTTTAACTGCAAGAGGAGCTTTAATTTATAATGATACTCAAGGTGATAAAGCAGTATGCGTTTTAAATTTTGGTGGTGATAAAACAGCTACTAACGGAACTTTTACAGTACAGTTTCCAGCCTTTTCATCCTCTGCAGCAATTATACGAATAGCATAGGAGTAACACATGGCCTTAGTAATCAATGACCGTGTAAAAGAAAGCACTACCACTACTGGAACTGGTACAGTTACTTTAGGTGGTGCAGTTCAAGGTTTTGAAACTTTTCTAGCAGGTATTGGTAACAGTAATACTACTTATTACGCTATTGTATTAAACGCTGAGTTTGAAGTAGGCCTAGGTACCTTAGCATCGGATAGCTCAACATTAGCTCGTACCACAATTATATCAAGTTCTAACAGCGACAATGCTGTGGATTTTTCAGCAGGAGCTAAAGAAGTATTTTGTTGTTTACCCGCTAGTAAATCTACAGTACTAGATGCTAATAACAATTTAACTTTACCAGCTAAACTAATTATGCCAGATGTTACTTCTGCTAAAATATTAGTTGCCGA